AGTCCCCGCCGCTGTCGAAACCAGCGTGACTCCACCGGAACCAACCATTCCCAAGAGTCGTTTCGATGAGGTTTACAGGAATTGGCGTCAGGAACAGCGCGACAAGGAATTCTTCCGTGATCTGGCAACTAAAAACCAGCCAGTACAGAAAGAACCGGAATCGCTGCAAGTTCCAACGCCTGAGCAGCACGGATTCGATGACACGAAGTATCAGGCTGCGCTGACTGACTACAACCGCAGTGTTGCGCGTTCCGAAGCGATTACGGCTTACAAGGCCGAACGAGCGCAGGAGCAGCAACAGACAAAAGCGGCAGAGTTCAGGAAGCGCGAGAACGACTTCATGGCAAAGACGCCGGATTATCGGGAAAAGGTATACAGCCAAGCAACGCCCATTTCACAGGCGACCGCCGAACTGCTTGCCGACAGCGATGATGGTCCTGCGGTAGCCTACTACCTTGCCAACAACCTTGAGTTAGCGCACCAGATTTACGATCTGCCGCCCATTCAGGCTGCTAGGGAAATAGGCCGTATCGAAGCCGGATTGACTCAGCCAACGCCAAAACCAACGCTTAGACCGATAACACAAGCGCCGCCACCGCCACCAACCATAGAGGCTGTAGAGCCAGCTTTGGAGAAAGATGCGTCCAAAATGTCGGACACAGAATTCGCAAAATGGCGTAGACGGCAAATAGCACAACGAAGGTAAAACAAAATGGCTAATAGCTTAGTCACAATTGATATGGTAACGAGGGAGGCGCTGCGCGTTGCACACGAACAGCTTTCTTTCATCGGCACCATTGACCGTAGTTACGACGACAGCTTCGCCAGAACTGGCGGAAAGAATGGATCGACGCTGCGGGTTAGGGAGCCGAATCAGTATACTCGGCGCACGGGTTCTCGCATCATGGATGTGCAGGATCAAACAGAAACAACCCAGACCGTCACTGTGGCGACACAGGATGGTGTGGACATGCGTTTCAACAGTGCTGAACTTGCGCTGTCTATTGACGACTTCTCCAAGCGGTATATTGAGCCCGCTGTGAAGGTTCTGGTGTCGGGCATTGAGTCTGATGTACTCCGGGGCGCAACCAAGCTCGTCTACAACCATGTCGGCACGGCTGGTACGGTTCCGGGTGCTTCCGGCAACACCGTAATGATCGGTCAGGCGCGTGCAAAGCTCAATCAGGGGCTTGCTCCGCTGTCGGATCGTTCAATCCAGATCGACTCGGTGACGATGGCATCCATTGTCAACGGCGACAAGGCTCTGTTCCATGCGGGAAGCCAAGTTCGGGAAGCGGCCCTTGAGGGCTTCTACACCCGCGCTGGTGGCTTCGACTGGTACGAGAATGAGCGCATTCTGGCACTGGTGAACGGTTCAGACGTTTCGACCGTAACACTGAACGACGCCTCAATCGCATCTGGCGATGCGGCGGTGACGTTCTCTGGTGGCAGCACCACGGCTGGTCAGGTATTTACGTTGGGCTTGGCGGGTACGCCTGTGTATGCAGTGCATCCCGAGACCAAGGCTGCGTATTCGCATCTTCAGCAGTTCGTTGCGACTGGTGCATTCACCAACTCGGCAGTGTTTAGTCCCGCGTACATCACGGTTGGCGCAAAGCAGAACGTGAACGTACTTCCGGTCAATAGCGATGCGGTGACGTTCTTTGGCACAGCATCTACTTCGTACAAGAATGCCCTTGCTTATCACAAGGAATTTGCAACTTTCGTCACGGCAGACTTGCCGATCATGGACGATGCTGCGAAGTGTGTGCGCCGGACCCAAGACGGACTTTCGCTGCGGGTTTGGCAGGCGTCAGACATCAGGAACGATGAACTCTTGATGCGTGTTGACATCCTGTACGGCTACAAGGTGCTGCGTCCCGAATGGGCCTGCCGCATCAACTGCACATAAGAGGAACCACAAATGGCTAGTTACGAGTATCTTGATTATGGCTCACCGGACGGAGCGATTTTCGGTCGCGCAAGCACCGAAAAGATCGGCTTCTACGGAGTTGCCCCGCTGGCTCAGGTTTCCCTGACCCAGCTGGCGACAACCAAGACCTCAACGCAGCTTCGTGCTGAGTTGACAGCTTTGCAGAACGCTCTGCATAACCTTGGCTTGATCGTCATCACGTAATGGGGCTGTTGCTCCATCACAATCCGCCGGGGACATCAACCCGGCGGGTCTTTCTTGCGGTTCCGTCTTACGGGGAACCGAACGGCATCACCGCATTCTCATTGTTTGCGGCGCATCCTGAACTGTTGAAGGCCGGGTATGACGTTGAACTGTGCCTGTTGCTTGGCGATTGTCATGTAGACGACGCCAGAAATAGGCTGGTCAACGAGTTCCTGAAATCCAAATGCGACGATATGGTATTCATCGACGCCGATGTAGGATTCCAAGCCGCCGACCTGATAAGACTATTGAACTACGACCGCGACGTGGTGGGTGGAACCTACCCCAAGCGCGGAAATATTGACGAATATCCGGCCATGTATTTGCCGGGGGAGCTGTGGGCAGATAAGGACGGGCTGATAGAGGTGCTGGGCCTGCCTGCGGGATTCTTGAGGATCCGTCGCAATGTCCTAGAGACATTGGCGAAGGATGCTGCGGAATACTTCGTGCAGGGCGACAGTCTCGACAAGATAAAACAGGTCTTTGAGCGCCTGATTATCGATGGGGCCCGCTATTCCAGCGACAACGCCTTCTGCGTGAAGTGGCGCAAGGCGGGCGGCAAGGTTTATGTGGACCCCGACTGCTATCTGGAACACCGGGGCCAAAAGACTTGGGCTGGTACGTTCGGTTCCTATCTTCGGAATATCAACGGACTCAGCTTAACTGGGCTTGGAAAGATCGCCGCCGGAACCGAAACCGACCACACCTACATCGAGTTGATGCTGGAATGGGGCAATACCCCGTGGGCCGCACAACCCGATTTCATCAAGGCCGCCGTGATGATGGTGCGGCAGATCAACGGCCCGGTACTAGAGGTTGGCTCCGGCATGTCAACCCTAGCTATGGCCGCAGCCAATCCGGGCATTGTGGTTCACTCGTTGGAACATGACGGCGGCTGGTACGCCAAGATATTGCGCGATGTCGAACGCTTGGGCCTAAAGAACATCGTGGTCCATTTGTGCGACCTGAAGCAATATCCCAAGGGCCGCTGGTACGATCCGCCGGAACTTCCGTGGCTGGAGTTCCAGATGGTGCTGTGCGACGGCCCCCCAAGGGCGGGGTCCAACCGCAACATCCTGTGGGATGTCATGGAACAGCATGGTTGTCGCCCGCGCTGTTTGCTGGTGGACGACGCCAACCGGGATGGAAAATTCATTCCTGACGGATACAACGGAGAAATCCGTGGCGACAACCGCAAATTCGCGGTTGGATTGAAACAGGCTTTATAAAGAGGATAGAACATGGGCAGGACTAGCACTTGGAGCAGGGAAATCCCTCTCGCGGCTGGCGGGTTTAACGACGCGACCACCGCGATTCACGATGAGGGGCTGTATTCCGTGGTTGATGTGTCCGTAAACTCCACGACCGTCTATAACGGACCCGCGCTGTTGTTCGGGGTATACGTCAACACGGTACTCTCGGCACACACCTGTCCGATTACTGATGCTGCAACCACCGTAGTCACGCTTCCGGTCTCGGCTGCCGCCGGAACGGTTTACCGCTTCCCCGGTATTCGGTTCGAGACCTCGCTGATCGTTGATCCAAACGACGCCGGAACTGGCAACATCACCGTCATCTACAGGCCAATCTAACATGGGCAGACTCAACACGCACGGCGACTATATCGCGGTAGCGGCGGGTGGTACAAACGATGCTACGTTAGCCACTCATCCAGAATGTGTCTACGCAACGGTCAACGTAGCAACCGACAGCACGACCGTTTCCGCTGCTCCGGCGCTGCTTTTTGGCGTGTATGTCAACACCGGCCTCTCCGCACACACGCTGCCGATTCAGGACAATACTACCGACGTAATCACCATTCCAGCCTCGGCTGCGGCGGGGGCTATTTACTCATTTCCTGGTATCCGGTTTGAGACCAGCCTGATTGTCAATCCAAACGATGCCGCAACCGGAAGCGTCGTACTAGCCTACAGGCCGCTCTAGTGGCAACCAATAGTGACATTATCAAAGAAGCCCTGTCCATTCTCGGGGTGCTGGACGAGATTCAATCGCTTTCAGCAGAGCAGGGGGTCAACGGCCTGTCGGTGATGAACGACATGCTGCTGGAGTGGGATGCCAACGAGATCGACACCGGCCACTATCCACAAACCGACATCAACGCCGAAAGCCCGATTTACTCTGACGCCCTCTCTGCGGTCAAGCACAACCTCGCCATCTATCTCGCCAGCTACTATGGCCTGGAACCGAAGTTGCCGGTAGTGATGATTGCGGATCGTGGCTACAAGCGCCTGTTGCGTGATTCTATCGTCGCCAAGATGAAAGAGGCCGATATGACGGGTATGCCGCT